TTGTACTGGGACGAAGCGACGTATGTGAATAAATGGTGTGCCAACCCGATTTGGTGCATTCGCGATTTGATTACCAATGAACGATATGGAGTTGGTAAATATATCAGCAGCTCTTTGGTGGACGATGTTCTGAATCTGGAGTATGCTAAATATGCAGAAGAAAAGGTATCAGATGGTGCAGGTGGTTACGAAAAGCGCTTCCGGTTGGATGTGGTGATTGACAGCACCGGCCGCGCTCTAGACATCATTGCTCAACTTTGTTCTACTTTCCGTGGAGCGGTACTGTACGCAGAGGGTAAAGTTAAAGTAAAGATCGATAAAGAAGAAACGGCCACTCAGTTATTTGGGATGGGCAACATCATAGCTGATTCTTATAAAGAAGTTTGGAAGTCTAAAAAAGAACAGTACAATATGATGTATGTGACTTTTAATGATTCTGCTAAGAATTATGAAGAGGAAAAGGTACTCATATATGATAAAACTGCGTTACTTACGGAACCACCACGTCCGTGTGATATACGAGTTTATACCAATAAATTGTCGTATGCTATTAGAGAAGGCAAGTTTCATTTGCGTATGGCGCGGTTACTAAACCGTTCTATTCAATTTCGGGCTATGATTGACGCGGTGGCATGTATGGCATATGATGTAATCAGTTTTTCGCACGACGTCACTCAGATTGGCTTTTCCGGAAGAGTTGGTACAGGCAGCACTACTACTGCTGTAGTGCTAGATCGTACTGTAACGGTAGAATCAGGTAAGACCTATAAATTAACGGTGCAATTTGCCGACGACACCATCGAAGAACAAACTATATCAAGTCCGCCCGGCAGTTATACTACCGTTGAGGTGGCGTCTGCTTTCAGTCAAGCTCCGGCCAATTTTGATAATTTTTCTTTTGGTGAAACTGGCAAAGTTAAGAAAGACTATCGCGTTATAGACATTTCAAATGATCCCAGTTATGAAGTTGATATCGCCGCTATAGAAGTTAATGCCAATGCACATATTGACGGAACCTTGGAGCTACCGACTGATAATTATTCAGCTCTGGTAATGAGTACGCCACCAGTAACCAATTTGAGTTTAACGGAACATCTGAATAAATTAGCTGACGGTACAATCGAAAACTGCATTGACGTATGGTTTAACCGTCCGTCAATGGCCGGATATTTTGTAAAAGCATATGATCGTGCTAGGATTTACTTGTCGGACGATTCCGGTGCCAGTTGGGAGTTTCGTGGCGAAACGGCCGGTACTTCATTTACCATTCAAGGTGGACTAACTGATCTATCAACTTATAGAGTAGCAGTAGTTTCAGTTTCCAAGCGCGGCGAACAAAACGCAGTTAGCAGCGCACCCTATGCTGAAATTTCTATGGTTGGTAAGACTGCTGCTCCATCTGATATTGCTACTTTTATAATTCGGCAAAGCCGCGACAGGTTATATATGACGTGGACCGGTATTGATGACGTGGATCTCAATGGATATGAAATACGTTATGGCGATAGCTGGGAATCCGGAGTTGTAGTAGCGACTTATATAAAAACAACATATTTAATAGCCCTAGACATCAGAGAAGGTACCGGTCAGAGTTACTGGATTAAAGCCATCGATACCAGCGGCAATTATTCTGAAACTCCTACCGAAGCATTATTAACAGTAGAAAATGTACCGTTCACCAACATTGTAGAATCATACTCTGAGCAGACATCGTGGGGGGGTGATAAATCGTTATTTAGCAATTTACCAATGCGAGTTACGGTGACAAGCTAATGGAAATATCCGGCAGCAACCTCATATTATCGACTGGTGAATATACTGGCGTATACACCACTCCAGTAAGGGATATAGGTTATATTGCTACTTGCAAAGTAGGGATTGACTGCATCGTTACCGTCGCTGGTGACGCTGAAATGGACGACTTTGGCGACGCTACGATTGATTCTTTTGAAACCTTACGTTTTACTGGCGAAGAAGCACCTAACGCAGTTTCTTATAAAATACGATATTCAGACGACAACGCTACATGGACAGCGTGGGAAACTTGGTACCCGGCCGATTACACTTTTAGGTATTTTCAATTGCAACTAATCCTGACTCGTACCAACTTATCACAAGTATTGCAATGCTCACAATTTGACTATTATGCCGATTTACCAGATGTGGACGAATATGGCACTGCTGAAATTACAGTAGCTGCCGACGGGGTAGCAATCACGTTTACCAAGGAGTTTCACGAAGTGCCGTCAGTTAACGTTGATATTTTAGACGGTGACGCATATTTGCACAAATTTTCAGTTGCACCAGATCTAACCGGCTTTACAGTTAAAATCTACGATTTATCAGGAACCGCGCAAACCGGCAACATTCGCTGGCACGCGCATGGAGTATAAAAATGGCCAAAAAACTTATTCCGCATAAAATAGTAGTAAGCTTCAATCCGGACGGTACTGCTGATAAAGCTACTTTGCAATACCGCGTAATGGTAGATGGTGTACTGAGCAATCGGTACAATACGATAGCAGTTAAAACTGGCATAACATTGGCAAGTTTAAATCTGGTATTGGGCGAAAGCAGATTGCAGGCAGAAGTGTCTGAAAAGATACGAACCACAGAATCGGCCTTGCAAGCTAGGGAGGATCTTAAAAGTGGACGCTAACTCCAAAAAGAACTTAGTAGGATTGTCTGCGGCAATATCTACTGCCATTTCGATCTTTTTATGGGGATGGTATGCAATGTTGCCGTCGATGGATAAAATTGATCAACCCATGAATGAAATGGAAATGACATTTCAGGAGGTGACGATTAAATGAACAGGCTTAGTAAGATTTTACTAACAGTATTGCTGTCTTTGCTGCTGGCGGTACCTGCATTTGCAGCATGGGACGCTACACAGCCAGATGATGATGAAAAACTGCGTGACGTGCCGTCCTTACTGCGAGCAAATTTTGCTGCGCTGCAATTATTGACGGATCCATCGTTATGCATTACCAACGCCAAAGTATGTGCCGCGGCCGGTATTGTTGATACCAAACTAGCTACCATTACTACTGCCAGTAAGGTTAGCGGTTCAGCTATTTATCAATTGGGTAGCGTTCCAGTTGGTGGTGGTCAATTACCGATTGCTAACGGTGGTACTAATGCTTCCACTGCTGGTACTGCTGTGGATAATCTGTTGCCATCACAAGGCGGTAATTCTGGTAAAGCCTTGATTACTAACGCTACTACACATTCATGGGGGTACCCGGCCTCATTGACTGTTGCAAGCGCAGCAACCGGCGACCTTTTATATTACAATGGTTCGGCGTGGGTGCGGCTGGCAGCAGGTACTACCGGGTTTTACTTAAAAGCAGCCGGGGCATCGGCACCGGTATGGACTGATATCCTTAATACTTCTACCGGCCACGACCACGACGGCTCCGATTCCAAAAAGGTCGTCTATACGAATCTGGACATGACCGGGATAACTAACGGTCATTTCCTTTACAACAATAACGGTACTCCAGCGGGAGCAGCCCTGACTGTAGGAAGTCAAATATTTACAACTGACGGAACGTTTACTGCTCCGACTGGGATAACGAAAGTTTACTTGACGATGGTCGGAGCTGGTGGCGGCGGCGGCGGAACAACATCTGATGGAGCCGGCGCTGGAGGAGGCGGGGGCGGCGCGTCCATAATAATGTTTCCATATACAGTTACTCCTGGCAATAACTATACGGTTACGGTCGGAGTCGGTGGAAACGGTGGGGTTGGAAACGCAAACGGAGTCAGTGGAGAAGCATCTAGTTTTGATACTATATCAGTTGGTGGAGGTGGTGGGGGCGAGAGGGGCGCCATAGGTGGGGACGGATCGGGTGGTAGTGCAGGTGGCGGGGGAGTCAGTCCGAACGCCAGCACAAATACAGGTGGTTCCTTAGGATATACGGTTATTGCGGGCGGATTAGGTGGTGACTGTGCCAGTGGTGGTGTTGGCGGTGGAGGCGGTGGAACCATATTGGCTGCCGGGCCTAATGGTGCAGGCGTCGGGACAGGTACGGCAGGAACGGCTAATACCGGCGCAGGCGGGGCCGGAGCAGGAAAAGGGAATGGCGGAGCGGGCGGTTCTGGGCTAGTTATAGTAAGGTGGTAAAGCAATGCGATATCTAAGCATTTTAATTTGCATTATTTTTACTGGCTGCGCTCTGTACGCGGGCAAACCGGAGGTCTTCCACTGGGATCAGCGGGACGATTTACCGGCGGGTACCTACCTGATGAATTGTATATAGGAAGAAGTTGATCGTGAGACAAACAGGGGCAGTCTCTACTTCAACTGCGAACAGGAACTAAGAGGGTGATCCTATGATAACGGCTCAAACAATAATCCAGGTTATAACATTGATCGGCGTCGATTTCGGTGTCATAGGGACCGTCTGACGGTACTAATAGGAAAACAACATGGACCCAATATCACCAATTTCCAGCGTGCTGCGCAATTATGGACTGGCCTCTGCATTGTCCATTGCTTTCGTTGTAATTTTAGTATTCGTATTGCGTTGGGTATTCGATATGGTAATGATGATATTGAAGCAAACCGCTATTGAGCGCGAGTTAT